CGCCCCCTCCGGCACAGCAGGCAACGCCATCAGCTTTACGCAGGCGATGACGCTGGATGCGAGCGGGAATTTGGGGTTGGGAGCCACGACCACTAGCGGCGGTCGTCTTGTAATTACTCAGAACAACTCTGTTCAGCCTGCTATTTATTTGCCCACAGACGAAAGCACGATTCAAGGCCCCGGGACAAATACGCTGATTCGGATGGGAAGTAACATTGTCTTACAGAGCGGCAATGTCACTACCGTAACAGCCAAAAGCGTTTCTGGTTACATCAATTTCTACACAGGATCAACGCCCACCGAAGCCGCCCGCATCGACAGCAGCGGGAATTTGCTGGTGGGGACGACGAGTTACAACGCTGGTTCAGACGCAAACACAAGGCTTCATGTCGCCGTCAATACAAACGCTGGATACGTCGCCAACTTTTTGAACTCGCATTCATCTGCGCCTTTGGGGGTTCTCCTTCGTTACACCGCAACGCCGAACGGAACTGGCAGTGAATTTTTGATTGCCGCCGACGCCACTGCAACGCGGGCGACCATTCGTTCAAATGGCGGCATCGCCAACTACAGCGCCAACAACGTCAACCTGTCTGATGCTCGCACCAAGACAGATATTCAAGATGCGCCGAGCTATTTGGAAAAAATTTGCGCTATCCCTGTTCGCACGTTCAAATACAAAGATCAGACCGATGACCAACTCAACCTTGGTGCGATTGCTCAGGAAGTTGAAGCAGTCGCTCCTGAGCTGGTTGATGCATCTGGTTTTGGCGATACTCCTGAAGATGGCATTCCACTTAAAGCCATCTACCAGACTGACCTGCAATATGCGCTGATGAAGTGCATCCAAGAACAGCAAGCCATCATCACTGACCTCCGCGCTCGCGTGGCACAACTTGAATCGAAAGGAGCCTAATCATGGCAACACAAATCACTTGGAAAATTACACAACTTGATCGTAAAACTGCTGATGGTTTTGTTACCACGGCTCACTGGACTTGTACAGGCGTAGACGGAGAGTTCTTTGGTAGCGTCTACTCTACTTGCTCCTTTGAAGGTGAACTTACCGTTCCTTATGAGCAACTGACTGAAGCTACTGTTCTCTCGTGGGTCTGGGGACAAGTAGACAAAGAAGCTACTGAAAGTGCCGTGGTTGCTCAGATCGAAGCTCAAAAGAATCCTGTAACTGCCTCTGGCACTCCTTGGAGCAACTAATAATGGCTACTAAAAAGAAAACACCTAAAACCAAAGAAGAGAAAGTTATGAAAGAGTACAAAGAAGGTACTCTTCATAGCGGTAAAGGTGGCCCTGTGGTGACTGACCGTAAACAGGCTATTGCTATTGCTCTTTCCGAAGCAGGACGCTCCGCTGGTAAATCTAAAAAGAAAACTAAGAAGACTAAGTAAGGACTAAAGTATGGCTACGTATTTAGACGTTGTGAACAATGTGCTCAAACGCTTGCGTGAGCCTACTGTAACGTCAGTAACAGACACCGATTATGCTCAAATGGTTGGTGTCTTTGTTAATGATGCTAAGCGTGAAGTTGAGGCAGCTAACAGTTGGAATGCATTGATGACAACAGTGTTAGTTACTACTGCAGCAGGGACAAGGAACTATACACTAACAGGTTCTGGTACTAAGTTCAAAGAGGAAGATGTCTTAAACGATACTGAGAACATTCCAATGCGTAGTGTTCCTCAGACTTGGCTGAATAGACAATATTATCTTTCTACCGTACAGAATGCTGCTCCGTGTTACTATAGTTATAACGGGGTAGACTCTAACGGAGACACTAAAGTTGATCTGTGGCCTTGTCCTGATGCGGTTTACAATCTCCGCTTTGAGTTGAATATTCCTCAAGGAGATTTATCTAACGATGCTACGCAGATCTTAGTTCCTTGGGAACCTATTGCTTTACTGGCTTATTCTAAAGCTATTGCTGAGCGCGGTGAGGACTCTGGGGTTACAACTTCTGAAGCTTATCTTATGTATCGTCTTGCTCTGGCAGATGCTATCGCTCTCGAAAAAACTAGATATGATGATAGTTTAGTTTGGGAAGCTGTTTAAGGAGGAACAATGGCTGAGCAGTTATTAACCACGACTATTCAAGCTCCTGGCTTTATGGGCCTAAACCTCCAAGACTCCTCTGTGAACTTGGATAATGGTTATGCTACTGTTGCTCAAAACTGTGTCATTGACCGATTTGGACGTATTGGTGCTCGAAAGGGCTGGACACCAGCACATACCTCAAATGCTTCTTTGACAGGTTATGATGTTAAAGCTATTGGAGAGCTTATCTCTAATGCAGGGACTTCTTATATAATCGCTGCAGGAAATAACAAAATATTTTCTTTAAGCGGGTCTACACTGACTGAGATTACTTATGGCGGAGGAGGAACAGCACCAACGATCACTGACGATCATTGGCAGATGGCTCCTCTAAATGGTAAGTTATACCTGTATCAGAGTGGTCATGATCCTTTAGTGTTTGATCCTTCAGTTAGTACAACAACGTACAAGAGGATTTCTGAAGCTACTGGCTACTTAGGCTCAGTTCAGAAAGCTAATTGTGTTATCAGCGCCTATGGTCGTACATGGTCCGCCAACACAACAACAGACAAAAATACAGTACAGTTCTCAGATTTACTTGCTGGTCAAGTGCTCAATACAGGAACTTCTGGTACTTTGAATGTGTCTGAAGTGTGGCCTGCAGGTGCTGATGAAATCATTGCTCTGGCAGCACACAACAACTACTTGTACATATTTGGCCGTAGACAGATTCTAATCTACTCTGGAGCTACTGATCCTTTTAATCTGACTCTAGTAGATACTATCTCAGGGACAGGCTGTGTAGCTAGGGATTCTGTTGTTGTCACAGGTGGCGATATTGTCTTCCTGTCTGATACTGGTGTACGTTCTCTGATGAGGACTATTCAAGAAAAGTCTGCCCCAATGCGCGAACTTAGCTTGAATATTAAGGATGTCTTAGTCAGCTATATTCAGCTTGAAGATCCTAAGAGGATTAAGGCTGTCTACTCAGATAAGGATGCCTTCTACTTGTTGTCTATGCCTACTGTCAATACAGTGTACTGTTTTGATATGAGGACTACTCTTCCTAACGGAGCAGCTAAAACAACTACTTGGAATAGCATCACTCCTAAGGCATTCTTCTATACTCGTAGTAAAGATTTGTTACTCGGGCAGGAAAGTTATGTAGCAAAGTACGAGACAAACCTTGACAACAACTCTACTTATCGGTTACAATATTATACCAACTACTTTGACTTTGGTAGTCCGACAGCACTGAAGATTCTTAAAAAGATCAACTTGACATTCATCGGCGGAAACACTGCTATTGCTTTCGTTAAGTATGGTTTTGATTATAGTGCTGCCTATCTTTCGAGAACTATTGAATTAGGTAGTACCTCTATTGCAGAATACGGACTTGCAGAGTATAATGTTAATGAGTACACCGCAGGTATTGTGTTCGACAACCAAAAGATTCAAGCTAGTGGCTCAGGTAATGTTCTACAGATTGGTCTTGAGTTAGACATCAATGATTTTGAAATTTCGTTGCAGAAACTTGACTGTTACGTCAAGGCCGGAAGGATTAGATAATGAGTAACTACACAAAAAGTACAGACTTTGCAATTAAAGACTCGCTTGCTTCAGGAAATCCTAGTAAGTTAGTTAAAGGTACTGAGATTGATACAGAATTCAATGCTATTCAAGCTGCAGTGAACTCTAAAGCAGATAAGTCTAGCCCTACTTTTACAGGAACTATCACTGCCAATAACTTGACAGTAACAGGAACATTTACAGCTACCGTTGACGGAGGTACATACTAATGGCTGATTGGACAGATCTTCTTTTAGGAGGCTTGAAAGCTGCAGGTACGGCCTATACAGCTAACCAAGCCACCAATGCAGCCAACACTGCTGCTCAGATGTCTCAGTTCCGTCCTGTGGGTGTCACTACTCGCTTCGGCAAGTCAGGTTTCACTTATGATCCTACCACAGGTCAACTGACAGGCGCTGGCTACCAAGTTGCTCCTGATGTGGCTGCTATGCGTGAAGGCTTACTTGGCTTGGCTGGTGGTCAGCTTTCCCAGGCTCAGCAGGCTCAGGGCTTTCAACCTGCCATTACAGAAGCGGGCCAAGGCCTGTTTAACTTAGGTCAAGGCTATCTCGCTCAGACTCCTCAAGAGGCCGCACAAGCCTGGATGTCTAAGCAGCAGCAGCTTCTTGCTCCTGGTCGTGAACAGCAACTTGCTCAATTAACCAATCAACAGCAACAACGTGGTCGTATGGGTTTAGCTGTTGGCGGTACTCAGGCAGGCTACACTGCTGATGGTCAGGGTTTGATGGCTACTAACCCTCAGATGGCTGCATACTACAATGCTCTGGCTCAGCAGGATGCTCAGTTGGCTGCTAATGCTATGCAGGCTGGTCAAGCACAGACTCAGTTCGGTCAAGGCTTACTCACTGGTGGTATTGATCTGGCTAAGGCTGGTTATGGCCTTCAGACTTCTGCTCTGCAGCCCTTCACTGCTTATCAGACACAAGCTCAGAACCTGGAAGATGCTGCTCTGAAGGCACTGTCTACTGGTGCTTCGCTAGGCTCTTCTACTGCTCAGGCAGGTGCTCAGGCAGCTAATCAGTACATGGCAGGTCAGCAAGCTCAACAGGCTGCTCTGCAAGGTGCTGTTGCTGGTTTGTCTGATCCTATCGCACAACTTATCAAAGGTCTTCTCTAAGGAGTATTCATGGCTGATTTAGGTTTATTTACTGCTCCTGAAGATATTCAACGTGCTCGTCTGATGCAACAAGCTCAGATGACCCCTAACCAGCGTCTGTACATGATGGGCGCTCAAGCGGGTCAACAGCTTGGACAGGGCGTAGGGAGTTTATTTGGTGTCGATGTTCAAGACCCTGCTGTTGCTCGTGCTACTAAGCTTCGTGAGTTGGGCGCTAAATATGGAACTACTACTGCTGAAGCTTTAGACAAGATTGCTGCTGATCTGCAAGCTACTGATCCTCAGATGGCTATGCAGGTGGCCGCTAAAGCTCAAGACTTACGCCTGCAATCAGCCAAAGTAGCTACTCAGCAAGCTCAGACTGCTAAGCTGGCTGCTGAAGAAGGTAAGCTGACTTCTGCAAATCTTCGTGAAGAACAGCTTCGTCAAGCCCTTGCAGGATTACCTCCTGAGGCTACTGACAAGGATGTTGAGGCTGTTGTTCGTCAGTATGGCAACCCTGACCGTATCTTTGCTACTTTAGAGCGTCGTCAACAAGCTGAAGCTAATCGTCAAGCCAAGGCTGACTTAGAGCGTGAGAAAGCTGAACGTGCTGCTGCTGAGAAGGAACGTGATCGTGAATTCAAACAGCAACTGGCTATGCTGACTGCTGCTCAGCGTTCTGCCATGACAGACGTACAGCGTGAACTTGCTCAGGCCCGACTCGATGACTTGAAAGCTAAGCAAGCAGAGAAGACAGACAAGAAAGCTGCTGCTCAAGATGCTGCTGTAGCTCATGCTTCTAAAGTGATTACTGACGTTGCTGATGCTAAGTCCCTTGTGTCTGGTTTAACTACAGGTCTTACAGGCAAGGCTCAGTCGTATGTTCCTGGTACGGATGCTTACAACCTGAATCAGCGTCTGCTAACAATCAAGGCTAACTTAGGTTTTGATCGTCTGCAACAGATGCGTGATGCAAGCCCTACTGGTGGTGCTCTTGGTCAAGTGGCTGTTCAAGAATTGAATGCCTTGCAAGCTACTGTGGGTTCTCTTGAGTTAGGACAATCCAAGGAAGAACTTGCTAAGAACTTAAATAAGATTGACTTCCACTATAAGAACTGGATTCGTGCTACTCGTGGTGAGCCTCCGCTGACTCAGCAGGAAGCAGCTAAAGAGCCTGCTGCAGTCGCTAAGCCTGCACAAGGCGGTGGTGACTGGTCTATCCGTCCTGTCAGCAAATAAGGAGTTATAATGGCTACTTATGTAGTAACTGCCCCGGATGGCAAAGAATATGAGATTACAGCCCCAGACGGGGCCTCTCAAGAAGAAGTATTGGCATACGCTCAGAGGAACTTTGCTCAAGCAGCTAAACCTGAGCGTTCCATGCTTCAAGAGGCTGGCAGACAAGTAGGCTTAACTGCTCGTGCTGGTATTACAGGTCTTACATCTATTCCTGCAATGATGGCTGATCCTGTGGCTGCTGCAATCAATCAAGCCGCTGGTCGTAAAGTCATGGATTTGCCTAGTCAAGGTGTTCAGAAGCTCATGACTGCTGCAGGCCTTCCTGCTCCTGAGGGTGCTCTGGAGAGTGCCGTGCAGACAGGCGCAGCAGCTATGGCGGGTGTTCCTGCACAGGCTGGTCTTGCTGCAGGTAAGGAAGTTCTCAAGCCCCTGACACAGAATCTGTTACAACAGACAGCCGCTGCGGGTGCTGGTGGTATGGCTGCTCAGGCTGCTTCGGATGTAGTCAGGGAGGCTACAGAAAGCCCCTTAGCAGGTGTTATTGCTGGCTTGGCCGCTGGTGGCCTTGCAGGTTCTCTGGCTGCTAAAGGCGCTACTGCCGCCTCTACAGAACGTGCTCCTCTGGTGACTTTGGAGGAGATCAAGCGTAGGGCACAGCAGGCTTATTCGTCTGTTGAACAACAAGGTGTGTCTATCAAACCTAAATCTGTGTTGGATAATTTCAACGAGATTGAAGGTAAACTGATTAAGGAAAACTTTAATCCTAAGCTTGATACTCACAAACCCGTGGCTCAGGTTCTTGAACAAGTAAGAGACATGGTAGGTTCTCAGCGAGTGTCTTTCACGAAGCTTGAACAGATGCGCTCTGCCCTGAATGAGCTTAAAAACTCTAAGGAAGCAGCTACTCGTAAGTATGCAGGCCAAGCAGTTGCTGAACTGGATGCCTATGTAGCTAATCTGACAGGTAAAGACATTATTACTGGTAAAGAGAATGTAGGTGCTGCAATTAAGGCTGTGCAGTCTGCTCGTAAGGACTGGCGTAACCTTTCTCGTGCTACTGTGCTTGAAGATGCCTTGAATGTGGCTGAAGCTCGTGCATTAGATCCTAAGGCCTCTGAAGGTGAACTGATTCGTCGTCAGCTTATCAATCTGGCCTCCAATAAGGATAAGATGCGTGTCTTCAATGAGCGTGAGCGTAATGCCATTAAGAGTGTTGCCTCCGGCCCTGCCGCTGATCCTCTGCTGTCTTTACTGGCTCGTTTCAACCCTGAGCGTAGCCAATTAGTGACCGCTGGTACAGCCTTTGCTGCTGGAACTAACCCTGCTGCTGCTGCGGCTGTTAGCGGTGCTGGTTATGCTGCGGATAAGTTACAAGGTCTTTTACGAGGAAGAGCCGCTAATCAGTTAATGTCTGATATTGCACAAGGCGCTTTACCTACCCTACCTCCCAACATGGCTTGGAGAGGGATGCTAACAGGAACTATGACAGGAACAGGGGAGCAATGAGGTAAAGATGCTTGATCCAATCTCAGCTATGGCCGCTGTTTCGACAGCGGTTAGTATGCTCAAGAAGGCTGCAGCGACTGTTGACGATGTAGCCTCTCTTGGGCCTCTTATTGGTAAATACTTTGATGCTAAGCACGAAGCTACTAAAGCTGTGCGTGAAGCTAAAAAGTCAGGCGGCTCCAATATGGGTAAAGCCATTGAGATTGAATTAGCTCTGAAAGCTCAGAGAGACTTTGAAGAACAGCTAAAAGGCTTATTCTTTTCGTCTAACAACATGGACATATGGAATAATATCATGCAGCGGGTCGCTGAAATGGACGCTGCTGATAAAGCTGAAGCTGAACGTGAAAGAGTCCGTATCAGAAATGCTAAGAAAAGACAACAGGAACTCAACGACATATTCCTAGGCGTAGGCATTATAGTTATTTTAATTATAGCTGCAGGCTGGGGAGTATCTGAGTTCTCTGAGTATTGTCGTTCTGCTCGTTGTGGGAAATAAAGAATATGTTATCACTTTTATCTACTTTAGGTGGCTTGCTTATCTCAGGCTTGCCTAATTTATTAGCTTTCTTTCAGAACAAAGCAGATCAGAAGCATGAACTTGAACTGGCTCGTATTCAGAATGAAAGAGATTTAGCATTAGCTGCTCAAGGATTCGCTGCTCAGGCCCGAGTGGAAGAGATTAAACTTGAGCAGGTAGCCATTCAAGCCAATGCTCAGATGGCTGATGCTGAGTCTCGTATGACTGTGGGTGCTCAGGAACACGATAAAGCTGTTCTGTCCAAAGCTTCTAAGTGGGTTACTAACTATGTGGGAACTGTACGTCCTACAATTACCTACTTGTTTGTCTTTGAATTGATTGCTATCAACTTCTGGTTTGCCTACTATATCTGGAACCATCCTGCCCTGATTGTTGATGTCCAAACCCTCATAGAGTTCTCAGATGTCATCTTCTCCGCTGAAGAAATGTCTATGCTTGGCGGCATCATTGGATTCTGGTTTGGTAGTCGAGGGTGGGCTAAGAAATGAAGACCAGTAAAGCGGGTATTGATCTGATGCACCGTTTTGAAGGCTTTATGAGCAAACCTTACCTATGTCCTGCACATATTTGGACAGTAGGCTATGGTGAGGTGCTCTACCAGGATCAGATCAAGCTTCCTATTGTACGTAAAGAAGGCTATACAGGGATGATTCGTAAAGAGTATCCCTTGAAGCCTGAGCATAATAGAACATGGAGCAAAGATGAAATTAATACCTTGTTCGAGAAAAGTATCAGCAGCTTTGAATCTGGTGTTCTTAGACTTGCTCCCAATCTTGCTGGTTATCAAGGTGCATTTGACGCTTGTGTCTCATTTGCCTTCAATGCTGGATTAGGAAACTTCCAACGGAGTACCATTAGACAAAAGATTCTAAGAGGCGAGTGGGAAGAAGCTGCAGAAGCTTTCATGGCCTGGACTAAAGGTGGCGGTAAAGTGCTCCCTGGATTGGTTAAGCGTAGGACAGCAGAGAAAGAATTGTTTTTAAGTTCTTTTAAAAGTAGTAAGGAAGACTGAGATGGGCCTGGAAGAAGATGTCTCTCATAAAGAAATATACGAACGACTGTGCAAAGTCGAAAGTAAAGTAGATAAGGTAGCCAAAGACACGGAAGATGTCGTAGCGGCCTTTAGAGCGGCCTCTGGTGCTTTCATGGTACTAGATTGGTTAGCTAAGTTAGCGAAGCCTCTTTTGTGGATCGGAGGCTGTGTAGCGGCATTCATCGCTATTCTCCACGACTATAAGCAAACGTAATAACTATAACTATAAATAATTAAGCCCCTTCAGAGTTTCCTCTGTCGGGGCTTTTTTGTTCGCAGCGCAGCGAGAATCCTCACTTTGTTGCGGTTGCTTACGCAGATTGTCGCTTAGGTTTCTTCTTAGATTCCTTAAGCAGATACAGTTGACGCCGTAACATACGCTCACGGGCCTCATCAGCATCAAACCACCACTCTCGTCCATTCTTGAGTTCTTCAAGCTCCCTAGGTGTCAGGAAGCCTGCATAACAGATGTCTAATAGTCGGTTGATTTGCTTTGTTGCGAAGTCTGTTTGTCCTTTGACGTTGGGAACAGTGCCGATGCTACCATAGTGAGCAGTATGGAGCATAAACTCAGCACTGTCAGCGATAAGACACTGAGGAGCCATACAAGCAAGCATAGAAGCTGCACTATAGGCAGCGCCAATAACCGTAGCAGCCACATCGCCTCTACATCCTTTCATAGCCTCGATTATCTGCCAGATAGAGTCTGTACGTCCTCCATTGGAGTTAATCAAGAAGTTAACACTATCATTCTCGTTGCAGGTAGCAAGACAATGAATGACATCTCGGTATGTGGACGGATCGCCAATGTCATCATCAATAAAAATCAGATGACTGTTGATCTGGATAGGGATGGTACGGATCAGTCCATTCTGTTGCTGCTGTTGCTGTCCCATCAGTACAATTTCATCCTCGTTAGCCTTACCCATGATGTCCATCCTCATAATGCGTCTTAGCGATAATATAGTTCTTAACTAAGGAGCTACGAACAATATCTTCAATGCCAAACTCGAACCTGCTAAATTCTTTCATGTTTCCTGCAATGTCCAGGAACTTCAAGATACCTGACTTGTCATCCTTCTTGCGTAGGTCAGTCTGTCGATAGTCTCCGCAGAAGATAATCTTAGACTTATCGCCCACACGGGTAATGATTGTATCAAGCTCTTCAAAGTTCATATTCTGCATCTCATCCACAATCAATACAGAGTGCATGAAGGTAGTACCACGAATGAAGCTTGTAGACACAAACTCAATGTGTCCTTGTTCCACCAACCGATCCCAAGCATCTTTTCGCTTAAACAGATCTGAGCAAATCTGTCGGTAAGGCTGGATGTATACGTCCATCTTTTCATCTACGTCTCCCGGTAAGAAGCCCATATCACGGCTCTGGACACTACTACGTACGATAGTCACTTTGGTAAAGGGATTGTTACGATCCATAACCTCTTCCAAAGCCTTATACAAGGCAATGTAGGTCTTACCTGTGCCTGCAACGCCATGCAAGGCCATGAAGTAATCCCCACGCTGATAAGCCTCAAAGAACTCCTTCTGTTTGTCTGTCTTAGGCTTGATAACTGCCATGTCATCCAGCTTCAACTTCAAACTGTTTGTCTGCTTTTCTTTAGCAGTCTCTTTCTTGGCAGGAATCGTGCTCATTTCATTCACCTTTGTCGTCATCTACCATATACGGAACAGTCCGTACTGTAGGATACTTGCTCATAAACTCTTCTCGTGTAATGTCACGGCCTATCTTGATCTCTTGAAAAGCTTCCCCAGCCTTGACCAGGGAAGCCTTCAGAGTCACACAAGCAGGACAATTATCCTTTGTGTAGACTTTCTTCATTTATGCCTTTCTGCTACTGCTTTGCACAACATAATAAACAAATCTTCAGGTATGTCCCTCTTCATAATGTTTACGACGTTCAACACAATCTGAATATTGTCTTTTGTATAATCTTTTTCTGAGTCAATACGATCAACAGAAGCGTTCATCCCAAACAACACAGGAATACCAGTCAAAGCACAGCACATATCCTGCTGCTCGTACTTTTCTTGAATGTCTTCTATAGTTATTTGAAAGTCTATATTTCTTGCTTTCGCATCTCGTTTTAATTTACTAATAACCTTTCCCGGAACACTTTTATAGCCTTTCCAAGAAGGGTTATTAGCGCCTAGTTTAGTTCCTTTGCGTTTCCTGTTATTTGCGGCTGTTCTGCAAGAAGGACACACTGACTTTTTTTCTTTAGCTCTTTTTAAAGAAGTCTCAGTTTCGTATGTCCGTAGCTTACCACAATTAGGACAGGCTAACTCAAATTTCGCAGTTTCCGGCAGTGCAGGCAAGGGTTTGCGCTCCTTCGACATTATCGGTCACCTCGATAAAGGCGTCCCAATCAATAGCAGTCGGCATGATTTTCAACATCTCCTCATATTGCTCTTTAGTAAACTCTTCGTAAGGTGCTTGCTTGTAAGTCCCTCCCGAATACGGAAGGAAGGATACACCAGTAATTTCATCAAAGTTTTCCCATACCCATGCACCGACTTTAGGCCACTCATGTTCTTGTACCGAGATAGTCACAGAAGGCTTATGTTCACAATAATGACGCTGGAATGTCAGCCACAGACGCAGGTGCTTAATAGCATCCAAATCCTCACGCAGCAGAGCATCCTCAGACACCTTCATTGGGAAGCTAAACACCGTAGTGCTGTCAGGCTTCATAAAGCAAGGCTCCGAAGGGAATCCTTGAGACTTCAGGAAGTCCGTCAGAGGGTCTTTGTTGTCAGACCTTACACGACGAATGTAATAACGAGCATGTTGAGGGTGAATGCCAGAAGCAGTAGAACTAAGCTGGCTAACCGTGCCTTCGGGCTTGATCGCAGTGATAGCTGCAGAGGCATTGATACCGATAGCAGCAGCGTACTCAGCATTAACAGAAACAGCCACATCTTTAAGTTCCTCCAGAAGTTTAGGAAGGTTAGGATCATCAGGATCATTCAGGAGTTTATTATCCAAAATGCCTGTCA